GCCCAGTGTACCAGCTGATGAGGCCGGAACAGTCCGTGCAGCGCTGGCCTATGTACTTGGCTGCCTTAGCTTTGTAAGTGGATGTGTATGTACCTGGGTTCTCCCGGGCCAGGCGGTCCAGGATGGCCTGCGTCAGTATCTCGCCCTTGGCCCCGTAGACGTAAGGGGTACCCAGCTTACCCTTACAGTGATTGATTAATCCTGATGCTGTCTTACTCATAGTGTTTTCCTCCATCAAAAAAAATAAGGCCCAGGGACATCCCTGAGCCATGAAAAGTTGTGACGTCACAAGTTGCGATATCGCAACTACTCTATTTTCTGCGATTTGCCCTTTAACACTTCAATGGCATTCACTATCACATCAGATTTCACTATCCCCATGAGTCCTGCATTCTCCACAATAGACAACGACTCATTCGCGATAAATCCATATGTGGCTGCCAGCATAATATAATCTACTCCCAAGGCCACATCAAGCTGATGAGCTACCGCCAGAAGGCACACCATCATAAATTTTTTGCACAACCCTTTAAGCATGGCGTTTGAACTGGCAGCACCGCTCTCTGATTTTGGTGACTTTTTAAACACCACTGCCACTAAGAATCCCGCCAACAGGTCCAGACCCATAAGTATGAGCACGATACTCAATGTCGGGGTCCAGCCGCCAAAAAGCTTTACTCCCGCCGCTGCGGCCATACCTGCAATGGCGCATATAATATCTTTCTTCATTTTCATATACCTCACCTACTCTGTAATTAGCTCTTCACATTCCAGATCAACCAGTACCTGGCGCACCTGGTCCTTAATTTTATCCGGGACCTGCCCGAATGTCTTCCTCCCCTTTACAATCAGGGTTGCATAAATGATTGCCATGGTATCTACCTCCTTCCTCAATAATAAAAAGAGCAGCAGTCTAAGCATTAAGTACCGCCTCGACTTCCGCCCTTAACTTCTCCGGGACCTGTTCAATCGTTTTCTTGCCCTTGTGAATAAGGTCCGCATATACAATTGCCATATAGTCTGCCATTCTTTACACCTCCATTCCCTCGTAAATTTCTGTCAGGGCCAGCTGGGTATTGGTTATCTCTTCGGCCAATGCCAGATTGGCCTCATACTGTTCTGTGAGCGCCAACTGTGCCTCTGTAAGCTGGTCACCCAGACTTACCACCTGTTCCTGCAGACGTCCAATATCTGACTCAGGCAGATACGCAAAGACAGGCTGTGGGTTACTGGCATCTGTCACGTCAATATAATTCAACTGAGCTCCATCAGGAATATCCACCCACATGCACCGTAATCCCTGTGGTAAAGTTTCTTCTCCATAAATAATTGACCATATACGGCCTGTAACGTCGTATATCACTAATGCTTTCATAAGTTCAGCTCCTCCTTCCTATACAGGTCTTCCTAATATAATTCGGTAAATAGTAGCGCTATATCCGCCAGAATAGCCACTTGTACCGATAAATACTGTAGGCTGCCTTCCGATATCAAATATGTCTAAAGCTACTTCCCTGGTATTGGAATCTATCGAATAACTATTGCTAGTCGAAACTTCCCAGCTACCGTAATCAGCACCCTGTCTAACTACGCCGACAGTTAATGATACATTACACGAATACCTAACATATAATTTTCCATAACTACTGAATGATACAGGCGAATTGAAGGTCACGCCTTTTCTAGATGGTTGATCCGAGTTTGTTGCAAAAGATATGGTACTTCCAATATTCACATAATTTGTATATGAACCACCATAATTAATTCCAGTAGTATTCCCATCTAAAAATATATTATAGTACCGATCCAGCCATCCCTCGAATGTGCCTGCACGTCCAAAGATGGTCACTCCTCTTTTTATATTCCAGGGCTGTAAATTTCCATCACCTACGATTGTCTGGTTCCCGGTCAGATACTGGTTGGCGGCTATCACCTGGTCATAGTTTTGCCCGTAGTAGGTTGCAGCCCCTTTTTCAGCCATAGTTCCTGTCAACGGATTACCGTCTTTATCAACAATCACTTTTCCCTTGCGTACATCCGACGCGGCTGCTGTTATAACATCCAGGTCAGCTCCGCCACCGCTTCCAGGTATCCATAACCTTCCCATCTGTTTCTACACCCCTTTCAATCCCACGGTCAGGTCAATCGTGGGCTTCTTATTGTAACATTTAAATGTTGCCTGGCCATCTGCCGTATCCCCATCGTCAATCATTCCAAATGCTTTATTGTACGCTTTCACCATTTCCGGCGTCGCCCCGTCTGCAATCACCTTTACCAGTATGGGGTTGTCCTCCGTTGTCAGCCCCTCTACTGGTACAGTCTGGGTATATGGGGCTGCGGCGCTCCATCCGGATGCCTGGAGTGTGACAAGAACAACATGGTTCAGGGCATTCACTGCCTTATTCGTAGCGTTAATGTCCTTTGGACCAAACACATCACCTTCCTGGCTATATTCTGTCACGTCCAGTATTTCTGATTTTCCTTCCCCATCCTGGATTATCTGATACTTTCGGTTGCCCTCAAACACATCTGCCTTGTAATCTGTCTTTAATGCCATACTTGCCTCCTGTTTCCTATTGCCCTCATGCCCAGCCTAAACGCCAGACGCTGCTGTCCACTCACCATGCTGTCATACATATCTCCCAGGTCCTTAAGTATCTGTTCGATATCATTTGCCTGGTAAATGCTTTCATATGTTATTTTTGCGGGGATGGCCGGAGTACTGGCTTTCGTATAATAGGCAGCCCGAAGCGTTTTAATGTTATTCAGCAGCCTGTACATCTCCGTATCCGTCCGGAAGTCCTCCATCTTCCATGCCTTGGTCTGTATGGTCACCCCCAGACGCCCCGCCAACAGCGCACAGGCCTCTTCCACACGGTTTAAGTCTGTGTAGGCTATATATGCCCTATCCGTGTCATTGGACAGGTCTGCGGCCGTCCTATCCGTTATCAGTGTTTCCAATACCGTACTCATCTTACTGTCACCTCCGCCGTTACCTTACGCCGACTAAACTTAAAATCCAGCTTTGTAATATTGCCCGTCATTGTCCCCCGGAAACCAGTAAATACATTCACACGGTTTCCCAGCTCCTGGTCATTGATAGTGGAGCGGAAACTGATACTTTCATTATTGCTGTAGTATCCATATACCCGGTCAAGCACCGCCTGCGCATTTCCGGCTGTCACCAGTGTGGCCTCCTTGACTTCGGCAATGTTTTTATTCTGCGTAATCTTTGGGTCCTCTTTCAGCAGCATGGCCGTGCTATGATTGTACTTAAGCCCGGTCAGTACCACTTCATTGCCTGTGCCGGTTATGCAGGCATAATTGTCTCCATGCTCCCCAAGGATTCCTCCAGTAATGGACAGACTGTGGTAAGGCTCTGAAAACTCTATCTTCGTAGTGTCATCCAGTACCCCCTTATACAACTGCGCGGATTCCATCCCCTGGGTATAGCTATGTACATACAGCCGGATGCCGGTTATGATGTCACTGTGTTCCACACTTAACCCCAACCGGATATCTTTGGCCGTGAATTCGCTGGTGACCTCGGTCTGCTGTGGGTATATGTACAGTTGCCGGTCATAACTGGTGTCCACCAGGGCTCCAATGGCAAAGGCCAACTGCTGCAGGGCTACACGTTTCGTACATATTGGCAGGTACCCACTCACCCGCGCATCTACATAAACATCATCTAAAAAGTATGTGATACCTTCTCCGGCCATAATACCGGCCAGGATGTCTGATACCAAAGCATTGTTGTACACTCCGCCCATGAACTGGTTGTTATCCAGGATTCCCACTGCGTCCTGTGTCTCCACCGAATACCGTTTCGCTCCCAGCTGCTTCCCATCCTTCAGATAAAAAATCCCCAGTATTGCCTCGTCAAAATACAGCGTCTGTTTCTGCCGCTTCTGAAATTCAAACGCATAATCAGACTTGCTTCGGATGGTATAGACCATCGTATTGATGCTTACCTCTTCGGATATAGGGCTCAGCTCCATCAGGCAGCTGATATCCTCTATCTCATCATCCTTAAACACACGGATGAGTCCCCATGTTATCCCTGTCAGGAATACGTTACGGTACGGCTTGCTGGTCCTCAGGAAGGTAACGACCACCCGGTTATAATAATCCACGATGCCATAGCAGAAGTAGTCCGGACTGTCCGGGGAATAATCCCGATCTGATAACAGTTCATCCCCGCGATACCATTTAATATTGACCATACTGCAGTAGTCCCCCGAATAATCGTTGAACCTCAGTGTTATCCCCACACTGGAATAAGTTTGGCCGAATGTGAATGTGATTGAAGGCGGTTCTCCAAATGTTCCGCCTGCATCGGATATGCTGTCACTCACATACCCCATGTCAGCCAGCTCGTCCGGAGCATTGTTGTAGTTACCATCCATCCTCGCGTACCTGGGCAGACACATGGCATAATCCGGAAACTCTACCCCCGATTTTAGGTCCTGGAGGTCAACATAGTAATCATGGTCGCCCGAAGCCGCCGTATTGTCCTCTGCAGCCCCCAGGGCAATGTCATCGTAGACAATCTTAAGCCCACCCGCATCCGTCATCCTCTGGTTCTTCAGTACGGACAGCCACAGATACCGGTATGCCCGGCTGGTCTCAAGGTACGTGATGATCAGCTGATTGAACAGCGGCACCTTGGCCCGGCAGAAGTACTCCACCCCATCCGGTTCAAACTCCTGCTCCTGGACCAGTTCCGCATCTTTGTACCAAGCTATCTTAAGTTTCTTGGCATAGTCCCCGGATACCCTGTTAAAAACCATGGACACGCCATTGCTGGTCTTAAGCCGGTCAAAGGTGACCGTTATCACTGGCGGCGCCCCAAAGGCCCCATCCTGGCCACTCAGAGCCGTGCTGATGTACCCATTCTTACCACCCGGTATTGCTTCCGGGGTATTCGCATAGGTCCCGTCCAGCTTCGCATACCGGGGTAGGCAGTAGGCATAGGGCGATAAGTTCTGTTCAAAACTGGTCAGGTCATCCACGGATGAGTACGGCTGTTGTCCGTTGGTCCCTACCCTTATGTCCCACTCCATCTTACCGCCTCCTCTGTGGTTCCATTGCCGTAAAATTCAGGGACAGGCCATCCAGTCCCCAAATATTTTTACCTCGCCTTATTTTAAGCTTATCCTTCCCCTGGGTGATATAGGCTTGGAAGGTCAATGTCTCCTGACCATAGGGGAAGGTCATCTCATGACTCGCATAATTCGGATCCGAAACTGCATCATAGAACGCATCATACGCTGCCAGGTCTTCCGTCTTAGGGTATACCTTCATCGTGTAGTTGTAGAAAGTCCCTATAATATCCCGGTCCATGGCATAGTCTAAGGTACGTCCGGACTGTTCCGTATCAGTCACTGCAAAACTGCGTTCCAGAGAATCCTTCTCTACCTCAACGTTGTACACCTTTCCATCCAGCAAAAATACACTGTCCATATCAGCCTCCTACGATTACCAGGCTCACGCCTTTGCGTGCCGCCTCTTTGTCCAGTTCCGGTTTCAGCACCCGGGCCAGCGCAGCCAGGTTCCCGGTCAGATTCAGGACAATCTGTACTGGCTTATTCCCTTCCGCCTGCAGGCGGCTTATCATTTCTTCCATCTTGCCTATCAGGTAGCCCATGGCTTCCTCCTGGCCATAACCTGCCATATTCCTCATGCTGGAGGACATTTCCCCAGCTCTTGGTGGCACAATGGTTCCACTGGCCATCCTGGGCAGGTATGATGCTGCATTCGGGATATTAATACCGATTGGCAGCTGCACATTTACACCGTCAAACACGTCCAGGACGCCATCCAGCCATTTCTGAACCGTGCTTCGGGATGATGATGCCATAGCACTGATGCCATCGTTAAATCCACGCACAACGTACTCTGCTATGCTGTAAAACTCCCTGGACGGAGAGTTGATATCAAATTCTTCTTCCGCTGCTTCCATGGTCTCGCGAGCCCATTTGCGGATTGCGTTCTTAGCCATGTACGCAAAGTCAGATATTCCGTTCGCGAAGCCTTCGTTGATGCGTCTGGCCATATTGTAAAAGGCCGCATACATGCCACCGGTCCCTTCAGGATTGCTGTCTCCCCAGAACCACTCCCGCACATTTTTAGCCCAGGCTTCCATTGGTGCCTGTGTTTCCGTGTGACTTCCTTCAATCTTGACCTTGAATGCCTGGATAATAAGGTCTGCAAACTTTGTCCAGGACAGTTCATTGACTCCCTGGGCTTCATCCGCGCCCACAAACCACTTCCGGACATTCTCCGCCCAGGTCTGCATGACCGTTTGGGACTTCGTATAGTTCTTGCTGACCGAATTGTTAAACCCGGACAGGATGCTTGTTGCCCACTGCCTGGCCTCCGTAGAGTCTCCGGTACTGATACCAAACTTATTAGAGAACCAGCTGGCCACACCCGACGCCCAGGACTGAACCACGCTCTGGGAAGCTGCCTGCTCATTGGTAACGCCCTGATTGAATCCGGCCACGGTATTAGAACCGATGCTGGCCAGCACGGTTGACGGACTGTGAATGCCCAGCAGGCTCTTGATGCCATTCACGAACGGGTCTGTGATGTTGGCTTTAATGAATGCTCCTGGGTCAGAAAAGAATTCCTTGACGCCCTCACAGAAACCTTCCCAAAGGTATTGTCCCATACCGGCCATGACGGTTGACGGGCTGTGGATTCCAAAACCTGCCTTCACGCCATTGATGAATGGATCCACCACGTTGGTCTTAATCCAGGAGACTACCCCCTTGGCAGCATCTACAATCCCCTTTAGCATTCCCTCCCATACATCACCACCACATTCCTCTATCTTTCCGTTAAAATAGTCCTTTGCTTTTGCAAATCCGTCTGCTATCAGAGTACCGATAAAGTTAGCCAAGGCTCCAAAAGCAACACCCAACGCAGAATATAACAGCGTATAAATTTTCCCTGCAAGGCCAATCCAGTCCACCGCCTCAATACAGTCAACAATGCCCTGCACAAAAGATGCCCAGTCTGTCTGTTGCACTGCGGTTATCAAGAAGTCAAGGATTCCAATTACAAATGTGCTTAGGGCCTCACCTGCCTGCGCCCACTGGAAGGTCTGGAAAAATGAGCTGATACCCGTTGCCACGTTATTGCCAAATTCTGTCCAGTCAAACGTGGACGCGAATTCAAGGAGCAGAGCAAATGCGCCGTTAAGCCCAGCCGCCATAAGATAACCGAACTGTCCCCAGTCAATTGCTCCTGTAATGCCCATTAGGCATGTGGCCAGGGCAGCTCCAATGGCTCCCCAGTCCGTGCCAATAATAAATCCCAAAAGGCCGGATATCTGCGCCTGGAAGTATGCTCCAATGGTTGCTCCCACAAGATTCCAGTCTACGGTATCAACCATCCCCATAAGACTCTGGGACAGGGCATTTCCCAGCATGAGCCAATCAATTTGTGTCAGCAGCAAGTACAAAGTATTGGCCAGGGTATTAATTCCCGTCCCCATCATAATACCAATTGCATACCAGTCAATCGTGGCAACCAGGCTGTTGAGCATGGTCGTAAACGCCGTTATGAAAGCCGTTATCTGCGCCCCGACATTATCCCAACTGATAAATTCCGTAAATTTCTGTACTGCCTCATTGATTTTCTCACCAATGAGTTTTCCAATTCCTTCCCAGTCCCCAGCTGCAAACATTTCTTTCAGCTTGTTGGCAAAGTCGCTGATTCCCTTGTCTATACCGACAGTTTCAAACATGTCTGAGGGGCTGGCACCGCCGCCCCCGCCTCCGGAGGCATCCGCGCCCTGCTGTTGTATCTGTACAAGGTCATCAAATGGAGCGAGTGCCTTTTTTGCATCCTTGCCGGCCTTGCTTGCAGCTCCTCCTGTTTTTTTAAGACTGGCCGCATAATCTTCATTGGCCTTTTTTGCCCGGATGTATGTGCTCCCGCCTCCCAGCGCAGAAAAAAACTGGTTGATATATCCCACTGCCGTTGCCAGGAGATTAATCAAAGTATTAAGTACCGGAGCCACATAGGACAGAATGGGTGCGAACGCCGCCGCAAAACTATTTTTAAGGTAGGTCATGTTGGTCATCAGACCAGACATAGACTGGTTTGCACGGTCCGAATACTGCACCAGGTTCTGCATACCTTCCCTAACTCCTTGGATGGCCGCCCTCATGGCCATGCGGATGAGCATGAGCTTGAACATATTAGACAGCTTCAGAATGCTCTTGCTGACGTTATTGGAAGACTTCCCCAGTCCTTTCAAGCTGGATACTGCCTGTTTAGCCTTATTGGCCAGACCTCGACCAATACTTTTTGCAAAGTTACCAACCGCGCTTGCAGCTTTTAAAAATGCGGATTGCGTTGTTTTGGAAAACTTTCTTGTTTCACGTCCGGTATCTGTCAGTGATTTCTGATAGTCTTTTAATACCGAATTAATCTGAGCAATTTCAGCAGCATTACTGTCATACTCCACATGCCCCAGGCCGATACCCTCTGATTGCAGCTCCTTCTGTCGTTCTTTTAATTCTTGTAGGCGCTTACTTAATTCTACGATTTTCTCATTAGCCACCCCGGCTTCCTGCTCGATTTCATCGCCATTAAGTGCCGCGCCTGCCTGGGAACCATATTCCTGGACTGCCTCGGACCAGTTGTGGATTTCAGCCGCCGCCTCCCCAAATACAGCTGCCATAGCTTTAGGATCATACCCCATTGATTCGGCACTGTTGGGAACTGCATACGCTTCTATTGGGGTAGTCTCTACTGCTTCAATATCTTGCACACGGAGTTGCTCTATCTGCTGTTTCAGTTCCTGGGCTTCCAGGTCCATCTTGTTCAAAGCAGCGGCCCCCTGTTCACCATACTGCTCAACTGCCTCCGCATAATTATGTATTTCAGCCGCTTCCTCTCCAAAGACTGCAGCCATAGCCTTTGGGTCGTAATTAAGTGATTCCGGGTTTGTTGATACAGCCACAGCTTCCACAGGTTCTGTATCAGCGGCCTCCATAGCCTGGACACGAATGGCGTCCATCTGCTCCTGCAGACGTTTCACGTCCTTCAATGACCCATCAGCGGATTCCCCAATGGATTCAACTGCATCCGATGCCTCTCCCGCACTCTGGGCAGTCTTTGTTATTGCCTGTCCTGCTCCATTGAACCGGCTCAAGATGTTAGATGATAGACGGTTTACTGCACCCGTCAGCCTGTCCATTGCTTTTGACAATGTGGATATTCCTTCTTCAAATCCTTCTACGTTAATTTTTGTATCAAATTTCAGGCTTCCATCTGCTGCCATACCATCACCTCCTGCACAGGCATAAAAATAAGACGCCCATACAGCGTCCTAACCTAATAAATTATTCCAGTGATCAATCTCCGCCTGCTCCTCCTCGGTATACCGTTTCCTGATATCACAGAGTCTGCGGTTGTTCCGGTAAAACTCCTGCTCCCACTTCTCCAGCTTCTTTCCCTTTGCTTTCTTCTGACGGATTCCTAAAACCGTGGAAAATGTCCCATCCTCAATCTCCATGAAATATCCCGAAAATGTCCACCAGTGTATATATTGGGTTGCTCTGGTCTCTATTCCGGCCACTTTGTTAATGGCAGGGAACAAAATGGGTTCGTCCTGCTCCCAGTCCATCACCTTCCTGGCCGGCTTCTTATCGTCATCCTCCTGGCCGCAGTCCACAAACCACTTGGCCTGTAGGATAGCCTCCTCCAAATGTTCCTGCGGTATCTGGCTAAAACCATCCCGGTATAGTCGCTTCATCAAGATTTCCAGTTTTTCTGCAGGTGAAAGCTCCGGGTCGGAACAGGCCGCCAGGAAAACCAGTATGTTCCGGTAATCGGTTTCAATGGGATAGCTTACCCCGCCCACGTCAAGGCTGGTTGGCAGCTGGCCAATCATTTCCCTATATCCTCCAGATACTTCCTGGACTTTTCCCGGTTCTTCCTGGCATACTCCTCGACAGCAGGCTTCATCAGCACAAGCAGGCCCTCCAGCACCCCTTCATACAGGTATTTCTGGCCAACAATACAGAGCGGGGACTGACCGGCAAATATCGTGTCATATACATCCGACAGAAAGATGCCATTGAACGCCTTACGCATTTCTCCGGAAAACTCAGCCACGTATGCACCGTCCCTTTCCATATCGCTTTTAGGGGTTCCATCTGGATTCAGTTCAATCCCCTCTGGGGGACTGTAATCCTTAAAATGTCTCTGTACATCCAGCACACGGTTGATGATTTCCGGGTCCGCCGGGTTGAACCGGATAATCCGCGTCGGGTCGTCATTTACCGCGAAGCTCTCATAGCCATCATCAAACAACAGGCTCTTCATTTTTTTTGCCATCTTGTTTTACCTCCTCTTTGACTTCTGCCAGCGGCACAGCCGCCGCCGGCTCCGTTCTTCATGCATCTGCTGTAAATGTCTTTGTAGCAAGTACAAACTTACCCTTAACCCTGTTTCCAGTATGGTGCACATTAAACGGAATCTGGTACCCAGTGGTATCTCCACCATAGCTGGATACCTCAATGATTGCATCTTCCTTATAGGCCACATAGGTGCCATCCGCTGCTTCAACTGGTTCCCACAGATGTACTTCCACCACACTGGTCTTAAGGTCATCCAGGGTCTGTCTTTCATCCACAATGGCCTGCAGACGGTCAAACAACGGCTCTCCAATCTCAGCATAGTACGGGTCAGCGGATGCCTGGGGCTGATAGCTGTCCAGGTTGACGGATGTCTCTCCCCATATATTATTTTTGGTTTCCACATTGGCGTTCATTTCGACAATGTACTCTTCCAGGTCCTTGCCCAGGCGGCTGTATTCAGCCTTGCTGGCAGATGGGAGGGCCGCATCAATATAGTGTGCCATCCACTTTCTTTTGATTTTTCCTGCTGCGGGAATTGATTCCGCAAACAGCTGTAAGTTCATTTTACGCATGGTTATTCCTCGCTTTCTATTTGGTAGGTCACCTGTATTTGTATCTGGTACAGGATTCCATCATTAACAGTCTCACCCATAGGCTGCATGGCCATTGCATTGGATGTGATGGCTTTTATAAACCTGGCCTCCATCTCCTGGTTGCCAATATTGGCACTAAGCCCATCCTCCTCCGGCAGCTGTTCCAGCCAGTATCCCAGTTCCAGAAGGAAATTGCTGTTGGCCAGCCGGCAGTAATCCGTGAAGGATGGGGCCACTGCATACATAGCAAAGTTGTGGCGCCGCGTCTGGTTCCCCAGCATGTCCTCCTTGACCAGACTGTCCCCATTGCTGGACAGGCCATAACTGGGGCCTGGCTCCGTGAAATCCATATGGATATCGCTGTCTGTCAGGAACTCCGATATTTTCGGATACTCCGTTAGTTTCTGACGCATATAATCTATGATTGTCATTAGGTTCCTCCTCTATCTACCAGGGCCTGAGCTGCCTGCAGTATGTCGTCCTTATGGTCGGCTTTCATGCGGTCGAACCACTTCTTGCCACGGAGACCTCCCCCATAATAATTCAACTCTTTTTCTGGATCTGCTTTAACTTTTATGGCATTTTCTTTTGCCCAAGAACTGCCTGTATCTGGATCCACAAACAAAATACCCTCATACAGATAATGGGCATATTTAGCTGTTTGGTGTATTTCTCCGCTACCAATCACGGTACCAGTTGTTGCAGACTTTATCAATGCCCCATTCAGCATGGGGGTATATGGCTCCATATAGCGTATTGCTTCACTATCCACCAGCTTCTGTACAGCACTACCCTCCTGTAGGCCATGGTTCCGTAGAAGGGCATCCTTGTCTTTGATATTAAATTCTACCTTCATATCCGCGCCTCCTATTTACAGGCCAGCTCATAATGTTGTACTGACTCACTACCATACAGCCTTTCATCTACTGTGGTCACCGTCAGGAATCTATGGGCCGTCTTAAGGGCCGCCAGGGACTTTGACATGGCCTCCTGGCTGCTGCAGTCTACCTCATCCTCAATGATACCCTTGACAGCCAGGTCCTTGCCCTGGGTCAGTTTTATGGTCCCAGCCAGGCTTTCCATAGGGATGACCAGAAGGACAGATGTGCCCTCCCGCTGGCCAGTCTTAAGATAGGTGGACTGCCTCACGTCCTCCCAGTACACACCCTCTATGGGCATCCTGGTGTACATCTCAGTCTTCCCATTCTTGCTGTACAAGTACAGCGTTACATCCGCATTGATATACATATCACACCCCCTGATAACACAGACCGGTATGAGCCAGCCATTTCATAACAATGCTGCGCTGTTCCCTGCTGATTGCCGTAGCAGATTCCTGGGCACTGGCAAAACCGACTGAATATGTGCCAATCTTCTCCGACGTCTTCCCTCCGGATTCCTTCTGCTGCTTCTCCCTATGGTATTCGGATTCCGACAGTTCACAGCAGCACATCTGTACTTCCTCGGGAACATCTGACACACCTTTCAAGCGGTTGAATGTATACCGGTCAATGACCTGGCTGGCAGAACGTGCGTAAAAAAGGAAGCCAGCTGTGATGACCGGCTTCCTCCCCTTCAGGTAATCGTTGATATAGTACGTTTCGTCAGTGTATGCCCGCATCGCGCCCAGCCTCCTTACTGCTTAATCAAGGTTACATCCTTTGTCACTGCCTCAGCTGCCACAGTCACCGTCTCGGTAATCTGGCCGTATCCTGATTTCTTAATCTTCGCGGGGTATGTCCCTGCCCGCAGGTTAAACTCTGCCACACCGGACACGTCCGTTTTAACCCTGGAACCATTCACATCCACAATTGCCCCATCAATGGCTGCTGGTGTCTCGGCGTTGTCTTTAACTGTAAAGGTCACCTTCTGGGTTGTAACCGGGCTTGTAGGCTCCAGGTAAGCGAATGGACACCCTAAACGGTCTTCATCCATCCGGGTTGCCGGGTTCGGCAGTGCCCAGCCCATACGAAATACAATTCGCAGCGCCACCATGTCCTGCTGGGCCAGGTTGTACTCAATTTCCTTCGTTACCGGGTCCTGAATCACACCCTGGTCAAGAATCTTCACCGTCACGTCCTGACGGATGGAATACACCGCCTGTTTGAAATCACCGACAATCAGCTGTGCAATAGTGCTGTCATACGCTCCGTTCTGCGGGAAATACATCGGTGCCCCATCCAATGCATAATTTGTGGACCCCTGCATGTCGGACTTAAAGATGAGACTGCCATCAGTTGACCGGATGCCCCTCAGCTTTGCCCTCATGGTCATGGCGGCCAGGGCTCCGGTAGCCATGTAGCCATCTTCCTCCACCTTGGAGATGACACCGCCTTCGCCCAGAAGCAGATTATAATAATCCGGACTGGATCCCACAGCCACATTGTTTCCCGCCTGTCTGGCCAGCGTGATAATGTCATTCTGCCAGTTACGCGGGCGGTTCACGCCAAAGATGATGGCGCTATCCACGCGCTGTCCAATTGCCTCATTGACCCTCGGTGTGATCTCACCGAAAATATCAAACTCCGCATCATCCAGCACTGCCTCCGGAATCGGCACAATGACTGCCAGCTCTGCGGCCTCAATGAATACATTATCCCAGGCCTGCCTGGTGGTCTGTTTCATGCCGGTATCACCGTCCACCCAATATGCGGTGGGAAGGAAGTCAAGTACTCTCATTCGTGTCTGGTTGCTTGTCATGTTCGGCAGCTTCCGTGCCAGGGACATGAAAGTGGACTGCTTTGGCGCGTCCTGGAAAATGGTTGAAATAACCTGCTCACGGATAATGGCCTCCGCGTCGGCCCTGCTTGTAATATTTACTGGCATAATCTAAATCCTCCTTATTCTCTGCCCAAGATACTTCTTAAGGCATTATTTGCTTGTGTCCTTGTGTCATCTGTTTTCTCACCACCTGGCCCAGGAGTAGGCGCAACCACCCGGGGAATACCGACGTCCTGAAACAGATAGCCCTTATCCTTCTTAACAGCTTCCAAAGCAGCCTTGATATCTGATTCCTGGTTCTTGCTCCCCTTCAGCTTCTCCACATCCAAGAAGGGCATAACTGCCTTGATGTCCCTGGGCTTAAATCGTTCTGCGGTAGTCTTCAGCAGATCGTTAAAATCCCGCTCCGCCAGCTGCTTCTGATACTCAGCGTCTTTATTGGCCAGGTCTGTAGTTAGGGTCTGTATCTTCCCCTGGAGCTCCGATATGTTGACGCCTTCAAAGCTCTTAAGGGTAGCCTGCGCCGTGGAAAGCTGGGTTTTGTATGTGTCCCTCTCCTGCTTAATCCCATTGATGTCTTTGCCATATTCGGCCATGACATAATCAATCTGTTCCTGGTTTAACCCCTTTGCCTGTAAATCCTCTGTTTTCATCTTCTTTTCCTTTCCTGTCCGTCCTTAGGTTATTTGTAGGTGTGTAACCATCCACCAACGGCTGACTGTTTTAGGTCTTATCATCTGACCGGTTTTTAAACATAATAAAAGCACCTGACTAATCAGATGCTTCGCTCTCCCATTTGTATTTATAATCCTTACATATTTCCTCGGGCGGCTTTTGAGCCGATACAATTTCTCTTGGTACACCTTGCGGATATACCCTGCATTTCATACCCATTTCACAGTATTCACATTTAAGGCATATAGGAATTACAATCACTCTGATTCCTCCGTCCTCTGTTTCCATAATGGCCTATACAATCCTGGCCGCACCAAGTGATAATTCTTTAAATAATATGTCCGTTCAGTTTCATACTCTTCCGGGCTCATATCATCGCGCCAGAAAGGCACCTCCTTCAATGTGGCCGATGCCCAGCCGCTACTTTCGCCTACCGTCATATTCCACAAGCCCCTTTCCTTTTGTGTAATCCTTTAACAGATTCTCTACAATTAATGATTCTCTACGTATACTTCTCTCCGACATAGGTATTATTCCGGCTCTGACCTGTCGATTCAGATCATTTAATTCTTTCTCATATAAATCATCAAATATAACCGATTTTAAGACATCGCCAGAACGTTCCGCAACATATTTGACACCATCATTTCTTGCTGCTATCATAACAGGTATTTCTCTTGTTGTCAAAAGTGTCCTCATATCCGGTTCCGAAAAGGAACTGTCCGTGTTATGGTTATGAACGAACGCATATTGTGCATCCGGATTCTTGTCTAAATGCTTCCAGAACCGGTACCCCACCTCATTCTCCATCTGGTTCGTTTCATAATACTCCACCACTCCTGTTTCCAGATTTACCAAATACATGTGTTCGTATCCGTCCGCACCACCTTTTTGTGCAACATTTCTTATTGCTTCGGATAGCCCATTATTTACTACATCTGTATATCCATCAAGCTTTACACTGTAGTCATTATCCGGATGATATCCGACTTTCGTATTAGTATTCCTAATGGCTTCATTTGCGCCCGCCTCCAGTTTTGATATCTTTAACCGCTCCCGTTGTTGCCGCAGGCCCGTTTCCTTAGAAAAATCCACATAGGTCTTATTGGTCAGCCGCAACCGGCACTTAGCAGCAGTGATATCTTCCTTGTCTGCTTCAGCCTTTTCCAGAAGTTCCACATCCTGCTTTTGCTTACGGATGGTCCGCTCCAGGCGGCGCTGATGCTGCAACGCCGCATAGGTGTCATATTCCCGGCCTTTATATACCTTTTTCTCATTTTCCTTCTGATTCTGCTCTGCCAGCCACTCATCCGTGTATTTGCGCTTGCTTATGCCCGGTATAAAGGCAAAGGCGATGTGGTAACAGTTAATTCCTCCAAAGCCAAGCATCTGCCCTTTTCCGCAAACGGTCCGCATCTCCTTACTGCTATAGACCTTCCCCTGCCAGCTCTGGTGGTTCTGATAGCCTGTCCCAGTGTTTCTGGCCCCCATGTGCCAGTCCACCTCGCAGTAGTCTGTCTGCAGTGCCTCCATGTTCTTCTCGTTGACCTTATCTGTCATCTGGGCCACGCCCGTCATCACCGCGCGCCTTGCTGCCACCTCAATCCGGTCAGACTTTCCAGATGCATAATCCACCGTCCGGATGCCGCTGGCCGTCATCTCGTCAATCACCTCACCGATAGCCTGGCTGTATGTCCTGGCGCCGGTGGTGATTCCCAGCATGGCCTTGTCCAGGCTGCGCTCCAGGTATTCAGATAGTGGCGTGAATACCTTCTTGCTGCCGCCCATCGGCACGTTAAAACCTGTTGTCTGAGTGATGTTTTCCAGTGGCCGCAGGCTGTCCTTGGTCTGTCTCCTGGCAGCATCCACAACCTGCTGCAGCCATTGGTTGCTCTCATAGGACTGATAGTCCTTGCCAGCAGCCTCATAGATTGCCTTGTTGCGGATGTAGTCAGACTTGGCCGCCTGCTCATAGATGTCATCCACCTGAAGGCCCGCCTTTCTGATGCCCTCACCTATCAGCTGTTTAATTCGCGCCCGGCCTACTCCAATGGCATCCATCCTCACCAACAGCCAGTCAATGACCGGAGTAACCCGTGCAGCCTCCTTGATGCGCTGTATGATCTCATCCATGATGGACAACTCCAGAGCCGTCATGGTGCGCTCCAGTGGTTTGGGCAGCTTCTCCAGCTCCTCTGGTGTCAATCACATCACCGCCTATTCTTCTGTCATTGCCGGTTCCGGCAGATTCTTGACCGCCTCTTCCAGTGTTTCCCCATAATACTTAGCCCGATACTCTTCTAATCTCATAACTCCCATCGCTACATCCTTACGGTCCTGCTCCCGCTCAGTCTCTGCGTCAACCATCACACTGTCATCCCAGTCAGATGACACTTCGTAATCATTGCTGGCCGGAACCAATCCATATAATGCCGACCAGAAACTCATAGCATACACCAGGTCTTCTAAGGCATCCTGCAGGGCCATCTGGGTATCAGAGACCATCACATAAGAGCGCTGCTTGCTGGTCTTAATCTCAGTGGCTGTCTTATCCACGCTCTGTGGGTCTGACAGGGTGCCATAGGCCAGGTTACAGTTGAACTCCACCAGCTTTAGCTGGTTATTAAATCCGTTAAACAAGGCTGTGTCCCTTATTTCTGGGCTGAAGGTGTCAATGAAAGGCTTATCCGCGGCGCCCGTATTGTATTCCACGTTTCGGTATAACCGTTCCTTACCTCCCGGATACTCAAACTTGTCCCGGTCCTGGTTGTACTTTAGCAGGGAGGTGGCAATATGGACAGCCAGCTGTGTCCCCTCATACTCCCAGCAGATGTTGGAATAGCGCCTGTCTGCCTCCCGGATCAGGTCCACGGCCCTGGAAAACACAGATACGCCCAGTGGGCTGTCGGAATCGTCCGCATTGGCCAACGGTACCTTAAAGTACCCAAACAGCAACCGGTCTGCCCCCTCAAGTAGCAGCTCCGGAACCAGCTCCGACCACCTGTCTATGGAGCTGACCACCACTTCGCTGCCAAGGCTGTAATCATTTGTGGCCACAAATGCACGGTTGGTAATATGTACCCGTTTTCCCTGCAGCGTGTGTACCTCCAGCCTGGTATATATCTTCTGACCCTTCCGGAACTGCTCTGTGAATACACACTGCGTAATCCGACCGGAACTATCGAAAGACAACGGGAAGAAACAATCAGCCTGTACAAACTGTACTTCAATACCCTGCTGGGTAATGTACGGCTTCATCACCAGGCCGCCTTTAGCACATCCGTATTCGACATACCGGCGCAAATCCTTGATCACCTTACGCTGATATTGCTCATTCAGGTAATCCGCCGCCGTTCCACCTGTCACCTCAGATTTAAGCTCCAACGTCACCAGGCGCGCAATCTCTGAGGCAATGGCCGGCGCTAAGTTCGCACTGAGCACGTCCTTGTTATTCACCCAGGGGGACCGGTTCTCATACATCCGGGTCCACAACTCTATCTGGTTCGCCATCTGGGATGTCAGGCACACATCCACCTGCGTGTCCGCATCCTTATTCAGGACATTCGTGATTAAGTCCAGCATCTTTGTGAATCTCATCGTCCCCTCACCTCCTATCCATACTTTATGAGCCTGCTAATCTGCCGTTCAAACGTATACTCAAAGCTGTCCAGGCTGTCAATATCGCTTGTGCCATCATCTAAGCGGACATTCTTCGTCAATTCCTTTGGGTCCCACACGGCTGTACTCAGGGCATCCACAAGGCTCTGACACTCTCCCTGGACATAATAAAAACGCCCCTGTGCCATCAGTATGGCGGTGGCGTTAATCCTGTCATTAATTTCAGTCTTCAGTGCATTTTCTACACGTACCCATCCAAGTCCATGTTTACGCAGGCTGCTCCGGATGCCAGCTATCAGCGTCTGCTCTGCGCTGTCTGCATACACTGTTGTAATGTACCCGTACCTGCTGATAATCTTCTGGCAGAAGTTACAGAACATGGTCCCCAGCATTTCTGGGTCAATCTCTATCTGGTTCCCCTTCTCGTCCTTGCAGCCAATCCATTCTGATGCCAGGACAACCACGTTATGGTATCCCCTGGTAATGGCTGTGGCCGTGAAGGCATGGCCGGAACCACTGCCGCCAAAATCAATCCCCAGAATAATTTCCATGATGTCTTTAGGCTTATCTGTCAGGCGGAACGTGTACTGCTTGGTACTTGTATCATCAGCAAACCGGCGATAGATAAGGCCGTTGGCCACCACGCGCATTCCCTTGATGTCCCGGAGGTACCAGATACTGTTCTTATCATACCGGCTTTCGACCTCCCGCAGACGCTCTATGGTAATGTTGATGTTGTCGTAGATGGTGCAGTGCATATAGTTGTATCCGCCCGGGAAGTCCCCTGCATCTGCCTGCCTTTGATACTTGTCTATATACTCCGCATAGATGGGTGCTCTTGGGTTATCCGGATTCAGGTCCCAGAACACCTTCAGGCGCTGGGCTGCCAGCTGACGGTTGAATGCCTCCTTGATGGTATTGTCATGATGCAGATTAATCTCAGTTGCAATCCACATGCCGTAGGAATTGCCGCGGATTTTCTTAAAGCTGTCCTCCTTTGCTCCGCCTGCAAATATGATAATCTTCTGCCTACCGTGAGTCGCAGGGCCTTTGACGAATAACGCTTCATTGTCTTTGTACTTCCCCCAGTGGCATTGACCACGGAATATCCATTCAAGGCCAAAGCCATTGGCGTCACCGATATTAAGCTTGGCGTTGGCCATCGTGGATCCAGTGGCCAGGTGGATCCGGTCTGGTGTGGTTTTTAATTCATGGGCAAAGGCAAACACGTTATCCACTGTCTTGCCGGCACGGACCGCACCTTCCGCCACATTATACATGCAGGCTTCGCACCTGCGTATATAATCCTTGTGCTTCTCGGAAAAGTTGAACGGGATGGTCTTTTTCCTGACAAACCTATTTACCGCTGCCATAGATATCCCCCTCTATCTCATCCATGTCCTCCAGCTCCTGGTTGTTCCCGGTTAGCTTATCCGTCTGGGCCCGGAGCTGTGCAATCCGCGCCTTCTGCTCCTCACTGGCCAGCTCCCAGTTTTTATGTAGCAGCTCATCATACTGTTTGATAAGACCCTCCAGCGTTTTCTGGGCTCTGGCCTGCGCCTGCAGGAAATTGCCATGCTTATCCCAGGCCTGCTGTACCTCCCAGCGCTCCTCCGTGACCGTCTCCCCATCCTTATGGCCCACCTTCTCAACGGTCTTATCATCCCGGTCCCTCACATACATGATGGACTGCGCCCGGATGATGGCAGCATAAGCTATCTGCACCTGGTCCCATAAGATGTCCAGCGGGTCCGTGGGCATCTCCTGGATAATGGAAACGGTCTCCTCAGGCAAGTACTTGCTGAAGAAACCGTATTTTTCTGCGTTCTTATTCTGTTTTGGAGCCCCATGGCCAACAGCATTTTGGTTACCCGCAGGAGCTCCTTTATGATTAGTAACGTTACCTTTCGCATTTGGTAACGTTACTTTATCCCACTTGTCTTGATTTTTCCATTTACGAATCTGTTCTTCTGATACCTGCAACTCAGCAGCAATGTCTTTCAACTGGCGTTTCCGCCCACTGTCCAGCCATAGCTGCAGCGCTTTGTCCCTGTTAGGGCTCCTGGGTCTTGGCATAATCACCACCTCTTGTCATGGCATAATAAAAGCACCTGCAGGTATCCGCAGATGCAAAAAATCTTATTAAATATCTATATTTCTCTTGACTAGCACGTAAATTCGTGCTATGATTATATTATCAAAAGAAAGGAGGAACGCAAATGAATGAATCGGTCAGCGAGATAATCAAAGACCTCTCAGAAGCACTACTTGCAATCGTCACCGCCATCTGCCTGATAGTAAAGACGAAACGAGATAGTAAATCCAAAAGGTCTAAGAAAAAGCGAAAGTAAGGTTTGGGGCTTCGGCCCCTTCCTTCTTCACATATAGTATACCACATTCATTTGCTGAAATAAACATGAAACTTTACCGTACAATATTGATAGTACTCACTGTACTTTTCCTCTATGAAGGGTTCAATGGTGAATTTGCCGCACCAACCCTGTTTGATTGGATTAAATGGGCTGCATGGCTTTTCTGCTCCATCACCTACGTCATATGCTCCTGGAGGAACAAACGATGCGATTAAAGGAAATACGAACTGAAAAAGGGTTATCTGTCCCAAAACTTGTTGAACTGTCCGGCGTTCCCCGTCGTACCATCCAGGACCTAGAGGCCCGGGGAGACGGCAGGGTATCAACGGCAATCAAACTGGCGGATGCTCTGGGCGTCACGCTGGATGAGCTCTGCAGGGATGAGGCGGCCGATTAGGCTGCCTTTTCTTTGTTTGTTTTGGAGTATGGGAAAGGACCCCAGGCCTATGACAGCCTGGAGTCCTAAAAGAAAAAGTCAATCTGAAAAATAAAGGATTCTGTATAAAGCTAAGGCGAGTTATTTCCAACGTCCAATAGCCAATAGTTCTAAGCTATACGTTGATTGCATAGCTGCAGTACGTGCAAAATAGGTAAAGCCCCATTGGTTTTCTGTTGTTCCTGCCAAATGCTCTATAAATGCTGAACTCCCGACTGATGTAGCCCAAACGTGTGGAGGAGCTATGAATTTATGCGGGAATTCTCCTAATTCTATTTTATCTGATTCAAATAAACTTCCCCATGGTGTTGTCATATTGAGCACGTATGATTTTTTTGCACAACATACCAACGTACCGTCCGGATGCTTCCAATACTCTCCATGTTCATTTTTATTATAGATGGTGATTTCTTGATTCTCGTTCCCACAGTACCCGCAGTTAATCGTAATACAGCTTTTCTCGTTCATAAAAGTCCTCTCTTTCTTTGAAAACAAAAGCAGCCATCCGGTCATTCACCAGACAACTGCTCGTTTGTGGGGGATTGAAAGCAGCTTTTACACCACTCCCAGTTTAAAGTCTACCACATAAAAACCGCCAAAACCGCCGTTTTTAGAATTTTTCTAAAAATCTATCGTGTTTCTGCCTGCAACTGCTATCTGTGTAACACCGATTTTTACTCTGATATATCCGGTTCATGCCGTGCGCCACCTGTATCCAGGTCATGTCCTCCACATAATATAGAGTGAGGATATTGCGCATTTCGATATCCTCCAGACCCGATATGTACTCCTCCACCCGCGTCTGAAGTTCCAGAAGCTCTTGTTCCTCCCGCATCAAATTGCCATACTGCTTCTCATATTCCCTCTTGGCTCTGTCATGTTCAGGAACTGGGTATCCCGTAATCCTCACAGTTCCCAGCGGTTTCTTTCCCCTCTTTCCACACGACACGGAATCCGATACCCGCACTCCCTTCTGCTCCAGCTTCTCAAGCCTACGGCGCTTCTTCTCTGTCTGTTCTCGCACCATCTTTATCCTGGCCCTGGCATCTGCATACACCACTAGAATGCTCTTGTCCACCGGCATCACCTCCTCTTCCGCTTATCCCTAGATACCACAATCGGTATTCTGTCCAAATCGTACCCGCATCCCTTCAATACTTGCGTCACCCTGTCCCATTCATCGGCCAGTTCTGGCGCGTTCCCATCCTCCGCCCTGACAAAGGTATATCGCTTTTGGTACAGGATACCCACGTCACTGTAATGCTCTATCTGCTGCCGGTGCCGGATGCCCAGCATTACCATCAGTTCCGCTGCTCTGTACCGGCCGTCGTATTGGCCACAATCATACAGGTCATAGTACACGGGTCTTGATGCCACGTACAATCACTCCCTTCGACGGCCGGCGCAGCTCCGGAACCGGGCACAGGCTGGTGTACATGTAGGCCGGCGCCGTCCGGATGCGCTCCTTGATTGCTTCGTCCGCTTGGGCGGCCAGGGCCTTGCTGCGGTCTATGCGACTGACCTTGGACTGCTTACTGCCTTTCTTTCTCATGCCTGCCTCCTAATCATGCATAAGTGGCTTAAGCGGCAAATCAACTCGGTCCATATCTCTCCCGTGTATCTGCCCTGGAGCCTCTGACTTACCTGTGGCCATCTCACGTATGTATTTGTGCGGAACATTACAATTCACTGCATTCATTACAATCTCGGCCTTGGTACTCTCCTGCATAAGCCTATAGAAATCTGAAAAAGTCACTTCTACTCTGTCCTCTTTTGCAAAAGCATCTAAAATAGTTCCCATATAATTTTCCTTCCTTTCTCTGTTTTACAAAATGTCAGTTTTGTAAATCTTTTTCGGTTTCTGTGAGATATTCTTCCTCGGAGACTATGCTTAATAGTGAAACATCTATGTTCAGGAACTCGGCAGCAGCTTTTAAGGCATCGTCTTTCGTTTTTTCTCTTTCAGCCTCAATCTTTTCGGCACTGACTGGTTTTTTTAAGTTAAAGCCAATTTTTAAATAACAATCCGATGGGTTTCCATCTTCATCTTCTGCGAATCCTGCTTCTTTTGCCACTCTGTAAAAAAAATCTATACTCTTTTTCATAATATCCTTTCTCCGGTTCTACCAGAAACGTTAATTTTTTGGCACGTAGTACGTGCAATCAATTACATTATCCTCTCCAATGCCATCTCCAAACTCAATATCGGTCTCATATGTTGGATATGATAATATGCAGGTGTCACATAGATTATCCTTGGTTGTTATTTCTCTTTCCATCCGTCATTCTCCTCTCCAAAATGTTAATTTTCTGGTTCATCATGATATTTCAATGCCTGGCCGCAAGTTGGACAAAAATAATAATCATCATCAACCACATCCGAATCGCATACCGGACAGAGGCACTCTGCTTCATCACCAGCTGAATAATATGATTGATATG